TAGAATCTTAAATTTTAATGTAGCTAGTTCCTTGAATAAATTCTTTTCTATTATACATTTCCAAGCATCTTTGCCAAGTCAAACCAAAGTCTTTCTGAAAGTGTGGAAAGTCCCATTTCTTCCCATTGGTGATAAAGCCATTCACATACCCAATCGAAGTCAAATACTTTGTAATTTCCAACCAATCAGCGATTCCATCCCCATCCCCATCCCTTTTCATATCCCACGATACTTCTTTGAAAAGTCCTGAACCATCATCGTAAAGCAAGCATACATCAAACGCCAATCCATAGTTGTGCATGCTCTGACCACCTCGGGCGTTCGACACCTTTGGACCGGGTTTGGTTCGCCCCTGTGCGTAAAGGTCATCTTGTTCTTTAAAGGTTCGAAGTCCTTGTGTTATTCTTAAACGAACGCCCTTTCCAAGAATATTTTTGTTGATGTGATTGATAGCATCTTTTACTTGTTGTCTTATTGCCAGGTGAAGAAGTTCTGCCCTTTGAAGTGATATTTTGTCCATGACTTATATATCAAAAAAGTCCTAACGGATCTGGATATTTTTTCATTTCATTTGAGGTGTAAATCACTTTGGTCTTTTCAGTAAATTTTCCTACTTCGAACTTCTGTGGGATTTCAACCGTCCAAGTAAGTATCTTCCCCCCTGCGTTTTTGAAATCTGCATAAAATGATTCTTTATTGATTACATATCCATATACTCTACCACCATCACCGCCATACTGTAAGCAGTGTTTGTAATTTTCATCCAATAGTTCAATCAACTTTTTTGGTTCAATCATATAGAAGTTATCACATACATACCTTGGGAGTATATACACAAAGTAGTCAGCTTCAGTTGCATAAACACCTGATGGCTTTTTTGAACAAGTCTTTTCAAAAAATAAATTGTTTGAATCATACTTGTCGGCTTTTATTTCAAAAGTTATAGTCTTCTTTATTTCAGCAGTAAGGGTGTCAATGATTTCATATTTCGCATCCCATTTTTTCAAGTTAGCGACATCTGAACTTTCATTCATGGTGTAAAACCTCAGCCTTTTTTCTTTTGGATTCAAAACTTTATCGAAGGAAGATTGTATGAATGGAATAGATTCATATTCCCAGTGAGTTCCCCATGTTTTATCCGCTTCGAACTTCTTTGTATTTGCCATTATATTGTTTCTTTTCCATATATATTTTGGTTCAGAATCAACTTTGTGAAAGGGTGGATTTTTTACAGAAAAAATAATTTATAAAAATGTGCGGGTTTTCTCACTTTAATTAAATTATTGCTCGTATGTTTGCGGTGTTCAATGAGTTAGAAATTTAATATATAATCTAAAATAAAAGAAATATGAAAAAAGTAATACTAATGGGATTCGCTATTTTAGCCATGGCAAGCTGTTCATCTTCAGATGATGGATTTGTAGAAGAAGTTCAAGCAGGTGTAGAAAATCCAACTGCAGGAAATCCGAACACTGATGGTAATGGTGGATATAATCAACCATCAAATCAAGGTTTTTTAAATGTGGGAAATTGCAATGTCGAAATAACAAAATATCGAGTAGATTATTTCAGACACCATAATGATACAACGGTTGTAGATGTTATGACTGTGCCAATAAATACTATTCCGACTTCCAATGTTTTGATAAGCTGCGGTCAAATTAAGACTTCTACGATACAAGCGACAAATATGTTTCGGAAATATGATGCCAACTACTAAATGAAAAGCCACTCTAATTGAGTGGCTTTCTTTTGTTTATTTCATCACGAACTACGCATGCATAGTTATAAAGTTCTTTTTCAACGAAATAGTCATGCATGTTGTCAAGCATGATATCTACATCGTTTGTCAAGGGTTGTGCTCCAAGGATTATTTGCAACTCCCAGTCGTCAATCATTTCAACCAAATCCGATACAGGTACTTCATCAATCTTCACGGTGTTAATTATCAGCTTTTTTTTCATCGGTTTTCATTATTTCTTCCATTTCACCTTTAATTTCCTTGGTACGCATAAGCAATTCTTTGAGCATCTTCCATAAATTTACGTTGTAAATTAGTTCGAAGTTTTCCTTGATGGATTTTAATTCGATGTAAATTAAAGCTAATGCAGCCGCTTTAGTTGCTACGTATGGAATTTTGAAGATGTGCATGCCTATATCGTGCAAAATGTGATAATCAATAACAAAAAGCGAAATCAGAACCATTTGATAAAGCAACATTTTAGATGCCAATCGTGAAAGCTTTCGGGATGTGAATGACTTCCAGCCATTCAGCTTAATTGTGCGTGCAGCCCCGAAGATGGTGTCTAAAAGGATAGCCATTCCAATTGCGATAATTAATGGTTTAATTGGTAAAAAGAAAATGAATAGCGAGCTACAAAAGTAGCTTATGCCAGCTTTGGATTTCGCCCAAAGTGCAAGCCAAAATAACTTGTCCATTATTCTATCACCCCAGCAAATGTTCCAGCATCATCGATTCTTACTCGCCATTTAGTGCCATTAGGTGAGGTCATAATAATTTCATCAGTTATAATTGAACCACTCGGGAAACTTACCTTCCCATCTGCATCTTTTTTCAAGGCAACGTTTCCAAGTCCATCAGCAATCACGACATTATTTGAAACATCACCAAGACCACGAACGGTTCCAACAATCGTGTTGTTATTCCCGGCTATTATTCCAGACCCTTCTGCAACAAAATTTCCTGCTGCCACTATAACGTTAGATGAACCTGTCGTGATGTTTGCACCAGCATTTCTTCCAACAAATGTGTTAAACTCCGAAGAAGTTAGCTGGCTACCTGCGGCCTGCCCAAAGATGGTTGTCCCATTTAGATATGTTCCAATTTGCCCGGCACCCATTCCAGCTAACGTGTTAAAGCCACCTAAAATGTTCAGCGAACCAGTATCAACACCAAGAAAAGTGTTCCTTGTGCCTTCAGTACAGTTTCTACCCGCACGTTGTCCAATTGCGGTATTATAAACCGCATTTGTATTACTTCGCAAAGCATCAAATCCCACCGCCGTATTCCACTCACCGACGGTATTTGCGGCCAAACTGTTGTACCCGAGTGCTGTGTTATATCGGCCAGATATATTAGCCGCTAGCGTATTATAACCGACCGCCAAATTCTGCTGCCCGGTTGTATTGTATCGCAAAGCATTCTGACCAAATGCAGTATTTGCCTGACCAGTTGTATTTGAAAAAAGTGCTCGAACTCCGTAGGCAGTGTTAAAACTACCTGTACCACCGGGCAGTGCATCATAACCGAAAACCGTGTTGTTGCCATTATTCGAGTTTCCATTAAATGTGATTCCATTCCTATTCAATTTAAGAATAGAAGTCGTTGGCAACAAGGGGTCTGTGATGTCGGTTGTTTGAATTCCGATTGGTAGAATTTCAGTTGTTAAAACATCAGATTTAGTTTCAAAACTTTTTGCAGATATTTTTTCATCTGATTCGATTGGTGAAAAAGATTTAATTGTAGGGCCAATTTGGAAAGTCTCAACACCACTGTTGAAAAATCTAGTCTTACCGACATAAGCGTATAAACACGCATCGTTTGATGGTGTTCCTAAGGCACCCTCAATCGTACCTGCGTAAAGAATGTTTGCAGCCCCATTGTTGAAAACAACACCGCTATCACCGATTTTATTCAATACTGCTGATTTATCAGCTTTTAATTCAGGGTTGAAATTCCCTTCATCAAAGACTTCCACCCAAATCCCCCATGTTGTTCCATCGTAAAAACTTCTTTTCCAAGTGGTGTGGTTATCCCGAATTACTGTGAATGTTTGAACTTTCCAATCTGGTGAGTAAATAATTGTCGTCAGAATTCCAATTGTTGAAACTGGTGTGTTTATCCATTGATATCCTGTAATAACGCCTTCCCTTACTTCGTTAGCATCTAATTGGGCATTAGATAATTCCCTATTCAGATACTTATTTGCGTGGTTACCCCAGCTAAACGCAGTCTGACCATTGATGATTCTTTGGTCATTAACGTTTGCTTTTGAGTTTAAATCTATGCCTCCAATTGCAGCATTTACAAATTCTTCTGTTGAAAGGGTGTATGTCCCATCAACGGTGGGTTGTGGAAAATATACCTTTGAGTTTGACAACGGTTTTGGCGTTTCAAATTCCACGACCTTTTTATCTTCTTTTCGCCAATCAGTCCCTGTCAAAATTGAAATTTTTCCATTTCCAAGTTGCAGGTTTGCTTGTTCGAATAATGTTTGTGTTGCAAAAAATATAGAACCTGTATAAAGTTCCATAGCTGAAACATTTGAACCACCGTGTGCAGAACTTTCGGGACTTTCCGAGCGATAAGAAATCAACGGATATTCGCTGTTCATATTGATAGTAAAATTACCACGACCGTTTGGTGATAAAACTTGGTTTCCTTGGTTTATAACTTGTTGAAAGGTTGGGATTTCTGCAACAGGAAGGTTTGCAAGTTGTTCGTTTATGTCTTGAATTTGAATGGCAACATCGTTGGCAAGTTCTGCCAGATCAGCTAATGGTGTGTAATCAGAAAATTTGGTTTGTAATTCGGCAAAGTTTGCGTTGATGAATATCATCGCCTGTCTTAATTTTTCACCATCCCCACTATTAGGTGTGGATACATTAATATTTGTCATTTAAAGGTTAGTAATTTTTAGAAGTATAGATTTTCAATGCTATCAGAATCAAGATTAATTCTATTATACTCGGGAAGTGCAGGATTTTTACACTTCATATATAAAAGGAATGCATTTTTAATTTGGTCGCCCAAATTGTCATAATGTTTTGATAATCTATCTGTAAGCTTATAATCGGGGATGGTTGAATTTTCAGGACTATGGATAAAATTTCCACCATTGGAAATCATCACTGCATTCTTCATAATAAAATCAGCAGTTGCATAAAAGACAAGCATGTGTGATACAAATTCTTCAAATATATAAAGGTAATCACCCGACAAGTTATCATTGTCGAAATCTGTTAGTATTTTATTATATAAAGGTTTTGTCAAAATACTTTGGATGGATGTTATTTGGGCAGTCCAAATAGAAGGCGTAAGCTTGTCCATATCAACATTCCCGGAAATAGATGTCAGTCTATTCATAAGGTTATCCCCCGGCTGGATTAGTAAAATATTTTGCATTATTCCAATTCATTATTTTTAGAAATCTTCAATTCTTCAAAGTCATCAAAGGCAAGTTCCACATTTGGAACATCTGTGTGTTTGAAAAGAAATTGAAGTGAATCAAGAATATCTTCGCGCATTGGGTTAATCGATTGACGATACATTATTTTCAATGCTTCAATCATTTCACCCGAGTTAGAACCAAGACCAGATCCGCTTCTATCCCCAAATAGAATAGGTGAAACAACCTCATGGGCGGCAAAAATTTTCCTCATTGCTTCTTCACTAAAATAGACCAATTGTGTATCTAATTGCGAAACCTCAATGTTTTTGATGTCAATATCAGTCCCGGAATCTAAACCATTTGAAAAACTAACAATCACTTTGTTGGTATTATTAGAACCTGTCAATTTTGATAATATTTTGTTTCTATATTCTTGACGAAGTTCTTCTGTGGCAGGCACTCCGCCCCTGCAGTTGATAATTTTTCCTGCACTGAATCCGTTTAGGATGTGGTTGATTGCCGAATTGCTCATTTCTTCCTCGATATGAGCCCATTGTAGTCCAGATAAATAGTCAGGATTTGCGAAATAATCTTCATCAGAAGTTCTTGAAAATGTGATTACTTCGATGGGATTTTCTTTGTAAATTCCATCAAATTTTGGATAGAATTTAGGCTTGTATTTTGAAGTATTTTCCCAATCATAACTATAAAAATATCCATCGACTTCACCGATGGTGTTTAGGGAAAGTCCAATCTTTGCGGTGTTCATATATTTGAACTGAATCGGTTGTGGCTCCTGTTTTAAAAGCTTCGAGCCTTGCGACCAAATGACCTGCAACGTAAATTGTCCGTAAATTTTATAGCTTTCGCAAATCAACTTCACATCTTGTTTAGATATGAACTTATGTATGTTATTTCCTTTCAAATCTGCAAGTCCATTGCCATAGATATATTTGGAATAAGCTTTAATTATTCCAGCGTTTGTTGGCGAACCGTTGAATCGTTCTTTGATGTATTTAAAGAATGAATTTTGCTCACCATTCAAAGTCCATTTTTTCCCGAACTGCGGCGAAATATCAGGTAGTACGTAATTGTTTAAATTTATAATTTCAATGTCATTCTGATTCATTTAGAATTTAATCTTATTTTGCGTAGAATTATTTTGTTGATAATTCTGAATATCTTTGTCCGAGTACATCCCGGCACCGAACCACATAATCCCTTGCCGTCCAGACAACGTGATTTCATATCTTGTATCTGCGATGGGTTGAAAATCACCCAATGCAACGTGCAATATTCCCCTTTGCGTAATTGCATCAAGGTCAAATTCTTGCACTTCATTGGTAATCATTTCCCTGATTTTGGCGGTCAATATAGAAGCGTAATAACGAGGCACAACTGCCAGGAAAAACTTATTATCATAGAGTGTCATATCACATGTGATTACATCTGAATCACAGGTGATTAATGTGCTATCAACAGTCAGGTCAAGACCAAAATCAATATCTAAAATTGTCATAATCTATATATTAAAAAATGACAACCCCATAGGAATTGCCATTTTAAAGAAAAAAAGAAAAAAGATTATTATGAACCTAATGGAAGTCCTGCTCCCGGCGTTATAACATCAGTGATATTAATAGCATCTTGGTAAGCAGTTATACCAGCGGAGTTTAATGTGATATATGGCATTCTTTCGATAGTCTTAAAACTCATATTAAATCCTGCCATATCAGAAGCGGCACCACCAGTGCTCATCTTGAAATTGGTGAGCGTTGCACCATTTTCGAAACCAATCAAATAGATTTCACCTGATTTATGTTCCAGAAATATTTGTGGTCTTCCATTGATTAGTTTTTTTGCTTCATTCCTCGTTTCGGTGTCTAGGAATGGTAAAACCAAAGTTAATGTACCCGTGGTAACGGCGGTCATTGTTGATTCATCTGCTACTGTTTCTTCTTCGTAAAGATTTTCAGGCTGATTCAATTCAAATCTGAAAAGTTCTTGACCAGCCAGTCCTAAACCAGCAAATTTATCGTCTGCACCCAAAGTCAATTGAGTAAAATTTAAGAATGAAACGGCTTTAAGACCATTGAATGTTTTCATACATTGCCATTTTCTTCCTCTTGAAATACTTTCGCATGCCATGTTGTTTTAAATTTTTTTTTTTAAAAAAAGGTGGTGGTAAGACACCACCTTTTTATTTTTTTTGTTTGGATTAGATTATACAGTTCTGTAATAAACGATTTCACCACCCCATACATAGGTTTGACCCATTGAAGTTTTAAGGTCGTACCTTACATTACCATCAAGTCTTGATTCATCATCTGATATTCTGATATTAGTTGAATCACTTTCGATTCCGAATCCAAAATAAACATTTGAAACTCGATAAGCTGCAATAGTATTCGCAGGATAATTTGAAACACTTTCTAAAATTTGCCCCATATAATCAGGACTCTTGTCCCCAACTGTTGTATTTCCATTCATGGAAGCTTGTGCAGATTTGTACGCTTTCATAACGTTCCTTGATACTACCATCTTAACATCAGGTTCCCCATCCATTTCAGGAACTAATGCTTGATAAACTTTGTCTAGTTCAGCAACAACATTCTGTGGTGTTATGACAACACCTGCGATTTTAGGAACTTCTGTATCTGCTTCAAATTGGTCAAATAGTCCAGTTGTTGTAGAATTCCAGATGTAGTTATCGATACCCAGTGAAGCCACGTTTAAAATTTGCAAAAGGATTGCTTCTTTGATATTTGTTGGAATTTCGGCGTGAGCAGAAAACATTCCATATTGTTGCGCTTGGAAAGTGTGCGCGAATTCGTCTTTACAGATTTCGTCTTGTAATTGGAATTTTTTTACAGTCAATTCCTTTTCTGTTAGATTTATTGTGGAATTTGGATTCCAGCCGCAAGACGCTGGTGCGAATGATGCAGAATAAGTCAATTTTGGTAATTTAATCACTCCAAGTACATTTGGAAGCAATGAAATAAGTCCTTTGTCAATTGTTTCAGCTTTTTTGAACAATTGAACAAACAATTCTTTGTGTGCTGTTCCATCAAAGCTTGAAGATACATTTACATTTGTAGCCATTTTTTAGTTAGTAATTTTTATTTTTTGAAAGCATTCTTGATGATGTCCATCGTGCTTTTCGAGTTATTGTTGGACGTATCTACTTCATTTTTCATGTTAATAGATTCAACTTTTGGTTGTTTTGAAAGCGCCACGGCTTCTTCTTTTACGCTGACCAATTCAGCTTTTAACGATTGGTTTTCGGTTTCCAATTCTTCGATTCTTTTCTTTGCTTCATCCAATTCTGCTTGGATAGCTGAATTGTCTGCTGCTGGTGCAACTTCTTCTTCAGCCGCAGCAATTTTTTCTTCTGCCACAGGTACTACTTCTAGTACTTCACCATTTTCGCCTGTTTTGATTGTGTTTCCTTCGTAAATGAATTCTGCATTTACTAATGGGTTTTTTTCTGAATCAAAAACAACCGAATCAAGTTCAAGTGCTTCTGCAAAAACTGTTAGATTGTCGTCAATCTTAAATTCTTTCAAGTCGCCAGCAAGCAATATTTGCTTCATGACTGCTTCTTTCACTTTTGAAAAATTCATTCGTTCGTTGTTATTTTTTTGCTTTTTGACCCCAAGTCGGGAATCGATTGAAAAGCCTTTCACTTTCCCGGTCTTTATGTAGTCATTCCAAATTTCATCGGAATCTATTTTCATGCTCATCATCCAAGTTCCTGCTGGAACATTGAAACCAAGTTCTTTTGCTTTATCGTTTTCAGGATTTTTGACAATCCAGCTTTCGAAGAAAAAAACACCCTCAATAATTTCGTTGTGTTCTAATGTCGAATTCTTTTGATATTGATTTTTAAAAAAGTTTTGTTGCAGTTGTTCGATAGTATTTGAAGTGAAATAAACATTGCATTCCTCACCATTGAAATTTCTATATATGTCTTGTTCGGGCAGCAAAACTGGACTTGTAAGTATTCGTTTTTCCTCGTTTGCAAGCTTAACGTCAAGCAATTCGGATGATAATTTCCAATAGTTGTTTGCTGCACTTGCAACTTGTCCAACTTCGGGTGGATTATTTCCAATATTTGCTTTTTTAGCAGTTTGTTTGTCAAGGTTTCCAATGTATTTAAGCGCTTCGAAAACAGACATTTTTTTATTGTTCTTCTGTAAATAGATTTTTCTTAACCAAAAATGTTTGCAATTCACACCACCCTTAAATTTAAAAATCGAATAGCTTCTTGCACCACCTTCCCCGAACCCCGGATTTGCGTTGGAAAATTCTAAATCTTCCTTTTTGTAAGACAGTCCAGCATTAACCATTTTTCGGCAAAACTCACGACTGTTCCCAGATGCATAATCGGGTGAATATTCATATCGAACACGCAAAACTTCATTATCTTGTTCGCTTGCCCCTTCTCCCGGAACAATCACACTTGCAAAATTCATTTGCAAATCTTCCTCTGAATTGATTGCTTTTTCGTCAATCAGTTCCCATTCTGCCATATCGATTTTTTCACCCTTCCCAATAAGTTGGTCGGTTAGTTCTATCGATATATCTTCGTGTGAAAAGTTGCAGTCGTGTGTTTGTGATGAAAATCTGATGAAATCTATGGAAATAGCAGGCGATTCAACCAAACTTATACCATATACCCCAGCCATATCTTCGGAGTTGAAAATCAACTCATAGCGTGGTAATTCTTGCATTAGTGTATATATTATTTTTTGCGCTTCCCCTACAACTTTTTCGTTTTTAGTTGTAGCGGGCATTTGATATAGTTTCCGAATCGACACGTTGTGCATTGGTGATTTCGTTCGATGAAACTTGAACCTGAATCGGTTGTGCATTTCGATTCGCGGAAGTTTGTTGGATAGATTCCGAAACCTGCCCTTGTTGCGTGTTTTGGAAACTAACGGATGGTTTAGCGATAGATGGAACTGATGGACTAGAACCAGCGGAACCGCCACCACCTCCCGGTGTTTTTACTTTTAAAATCGCCTTGACATTTGCCATACCTGCCGCCACTGCGGCTGCGGCTGCGATTCCACCCAAGACAGGGCCAACGATAGGGATACCTGATAACGAGTTATAAGAACTCGTTGCAGATTGATAAGTTTCAATCGTTGCGGATGCAATTGCCGCCGCCTTACCTGCTGCTGTATGTTCCCCAAGTAATTTCGATGCTTGAGCCAGCCCGGTTCCAATTGCAGCAACCTTTTCATTCAATTGCTTTTTTTCTTCTTCTTTTAAAGCCTTGCCAGCTTCATAAGCTTCCCGGTTGTTTTGAACTTCCAAGTCATTATATCCTTTGCGAATCAAATAAAGTTCTTCAGATGTGGCATTTAGCTTTTCAGCAGCGGCCAGGTCATCAAGTTCTTGTTGGTTTAATTTTTGTTGATTCAGAAGTCTTAAAGCTTCAACATCGGCAAGTGTTTTTTGGTCGCCAAATGCTTTATCTTGTGCATTTTTATCGATTAAATCTTGGATGGATTTTTGCCTTTCCTCCTCTTTTTTATCCGCTTCTTCCTTTGTTTTTTTGTCTAGGTCAGCTTGACGGATTTTGAATTGTTCATTCAATGATGCAATCAACACGGCTTTTTCTTCTGCGGTTTTTCCTTTAAGGGCGTTGATTTCTTCAACATACCTAGATTTCATCCTGTCCAACTTCTGCTGGTCAGTCGTGTCTTGAAGGTCTTCTAACTCTTTATTTAGTTTGATTTGGGCATTTTTATACGCTTCATCTTCACGTTTCTTTTCGGCAATCGCATCGGCTGTTGCTTTTTCCCTTAATGCTTTTCTATCAGCTGCACTTTTCTTCGCATCTTCATTAGCTTTATCACGTGCTTCTTTGGCCTTATCTTCGGAAATTTTTTGAACACGTAAATCAGCAAGAATTCCATCGTTTCTTGTTTTTTTAATCAGTTCCTGATTGGCGTTCCAAGCCTTTATTTGGTCTTGTGTAGCCTTGCCAGAAAATATCAGTTCTTTGTTTAGGTCGTTATAGGCTTTTGCTGTATTCAGAATGGCTTCACGCTTCACTTTTTCCAATATAACCGTATCTTTTCCAAGTGCATTTGCCTTGGCAATCTCAAAGTCCATGTGGTCGCTGATGATTTGCCTTTGTTTCATCACCGCTTTGGTCGCTTCTTCGTTTCGTTTTTGTCTAGCTTCCCACGCTCTACGGGATTTTTCTTCTGATTCAGTTTCCATCACCCCGAGCGCTTCCAATGCTTTGATTATAAGCCAAATTGGAGGTGCAACGAACATTAAGACGTTTCGCCATCCACCGAATTTATCAGTGGTCTTTTGAACCCATTCCGAAACAGTTGAAAAATTCGCTATTAGCAAGCCTAGTCCGACTACAATTGCACCTATTCCTGTTGAAATCAGTGCAATTCGAAATAATTTTAGTGCGCCCGTTGTACCACCAATAACAGTTGTTGAAATTCCTTGCCAAATAGTTTGAAGTTTTAAACCATTCGTGAAAAGTCCGCTGGCTTCAACTGTATCACGGACAACAGAAGCCATACCGCCTGTGGCAGCGTCTAAAAGCGCGATAGCACCGCCGTTGGCAAGAACTGCTGAGCCTGATTCACGTGTTGCCGCAGTTAAATTTGTATTCGCACCAGCAAGTCTTTGAGTAGAACTTGAAAGGGCATCAATTGGTGCCGCAGATGCAGTATTTGATGCAAGGGAATTCAATGAACCTGAAAGTCCATCTATATCACTTTGAACTTCATTTGCATTACTGCTTATTTGGATTTCCGCCGTCCTTCTTATCATTTTTGGTTAGTAATTTTCTTTTGACCATTTTGAAAACTTCGGTAAAAGTTTCAGGGTATTTGTCAATCCCTTTTGCAATATCGATGGCATCGCTTTCGCCATAAAAATCATCCAACTGCAACATCTGATGCATAATTTTGAACATGTCTTTTTTTCTTTTTTAAACTGCTACTTCAATAGCCAATGGCATCCCATCA